ACTAAGTTAAATAATAATTTTGCAGGTGCAGCAACGGCAGCGGCTGCTACATATACTGGCCAATTAGCAATACTAAGTGAGACGGCTAATAAAGCTAAAGAAATTATTGGAGAAAGTTTAGTCAATGCAATTACCTCTGTGGGTGGTAATGACGGTATAGCAAACTTAGGCACAGATATAGAAAATGCGGCTAAATCTTTAGCTAATTTTATTGACAGCATTATTTACCTTAAAGAGCAGATAGGAACTATTCCAGGCGCAGGCATAGTCAAAGGCGTTTTTGGTGCAGTTGGCAACGTATTAGGCAGATTTAGCCCACAACGTGCAGCTGAGTTATTAAAAGAGATTAAAGGCCCACAGCCTTTTAGCCAGCCTATGACTTTAGCTAATCAAGCTACGGGCGTATCGGATGCTGCAGCTAGAAAGAAAGCAGAGCTTGAGGCAATTAAGCGTAATAAAGAGCTAGCCAAGCTGGCTAAAACTCAAGCTGCGGCGGCGTTAGCAACTACAAAAGCCAAAAAAGAGCAGGCTAAATTAGACAAGGCAATAGCCGCAGGCCAGTTAGCCTTAGGCAAGGGCGAAGATGTTTTTGATATGGACAAAATCCAACTTAACGCAGCCCTAATTGGCCAGGCTGAGGCTTTAGGCAAAGCTGAAAGCGCTGCTCAAGTACTATCTATTGCTAATGACATACAACGCTTAAAGGTAAAACAATCCATAAATGAGCTTGAAGATGCCATAGCCTCTAAAGATGTAGCTCGTATTGAACGCGCCACAAAACAACTTAATGAGGACTTAAAAATCTTAGGTACCTTGCAAAGCCAAAACTTTACTTTGTTAGGTATTAAGACAGTTTTGGATAGTCTAAAACCTAAAGAGCTTATAGATCAAGAAAATCTAAATATGGCTTTAGACAAGATACGCGAGATGCTAAGGCTTTTGGCGCAGGCAGGGGCAACACCTAGCACTAGACAAAGCTCAGGTATCCCTACAGGAGACTATGTAGCACCTGTAGTTTTTGACCCTAACACCTCTATAGATGCAGTTATAGAATATGCCGATGCTGCTACCGAGCGCGCTACGGCTTTTGCCATATTACAAGAGCAAGAAAATTACGCCGCCTATTTATCGCTAATTGAGTTCCAAAGAAAACTAGGAGACTTTGGCGGCTATAGCGCCGATATGAACAGAGGCGGGGGCTATGGCTCAGGCACGGCTGTAACGGTAGAGATTATAGACAAGACAAGCGGCCTTATTGAAGTAGTACAAACTGCCGTACAAGAAAATAATAGGTTTGGCAATAACCTTAACTTTGCTGGGGCAATATGACCGTACCCGTAATTCACGCCGTAATTAACTTTAGTACTGGGCCAGCCTTTGCTCAGGCTATGATTTTGGATACTGGCATTTTAGGTACCAACGTGTTAGCAGATAGCGCTGCAGTTATTGTGGATGTATCTAACGTAGTAGATAGTATTGAAACAAAGCGCGGGCGTAACCCACAGGCTGACCAATTCCAAACGGGCACCCTATCGCTGCGTATCGTTGACCAAAACGGAGACTTTAACCCGCAAAACCCAAGCGGGCCGTATTACAACTTACTAACGCCTATGCGTAAAGTGCAGATTACGGCTACATACGGGGCAACTACTTACCCTATCTTTTCAGGCTTTATTACTAGCTATACAACCACTACACCTAAAAACGCTAATGATGTGGTTTATACAACTATCCAAGCTGTAGATGCTTTTAGACTCGCACAAAACGCACAAATCAGTACCGTGGCAGGCACCTCAGCGGGTCAGCTTAGCGGTGCAAGAATTAACGCCTTGCTAGATGCTATTGACTGGCCAGCCTCTATGCGTGACGTGGATGCAGGTTTAACCACAATGCAGGCAGACCCAGGCACAGCCCGCACAAGCCTTGCAGCTATGCAAACGGTGGAGACTAGCGAGTACGGGGCTTTGTATGTAGATGCCGCTGGCTCGTTTGTCTTTCAAGATCGTAACGTAACGGCGGGCAGTACAGGGGCTACGCCTACAGTATTTAACGATAACGGTACAGATATTAGCTACTTTAATGCGGTGTGGCGCCTTGACGATACCTTAGTTTACAACTCAGCCAGCGTTACCCGTACAGGGGGCACAACCCAGGTAGCTACTAACACAGCCAGCATAGATAAGTACTTTGTGCATAGCTACAACCAGCAAAACCTACTAATGGAGACCGATGCCGTAGCCCTGGATTATGCACAGGCATACGTTGCATCTAGAGCTGAGACCAGCATCCGTTGCGATGCTATTCAGCTAGACCTCTATACCGATAATTACAACTTAGGCATTATTGCAGCGCTAGAGCTTGACTACTTTGACCCTGTAACTATTACAACTAACCAGCCTGGCGGATCAACGCTAACTAAGACTTTGCAGGTGTTTGGCGTGGCTATGAGCATCACGCCTAACAGCTGGAAAACAACACTTACCACTTTAGAGCCAATTATTGACGGCTTTATATTAGACTCAGCTATATACGGCTTGCTTGACAGCGGCGTACTAAGTTATTAAGGAGCAATAAAATGGCCACAGAGTTCCCGTTTGTTACTGGTGAGGTGCTAACAGCCGCAGCGATGAACACGCTGGTGGCTTTTGATGTCACAGCCGATAAAACAGTAGATTACACAGCTGTTGTAGCTGACCAATATCAACAACTTGTACCAATGAATAAGGCTACAGCCGTAGCTTTTAAGATACCTACCAACGCATCTGCAGCTTTTGCCGTAGGCACGGTTATTACCATACTTAACAAGGGTGCAGGGCTAGTTACTATTAGCGCTGTTACCCCAGGTACCACAACCGTATTGAGCGCTGGCGCAACGGCAGCTTCACCAACTCTTGCACAATATAAATCTGCAGCCTGTATTAAAACGGATACGGATGCTTGGTATGTGGTAGGAGCTATTGCATAATGCTTAACACAATAAGCGGATTATTAAGCGGAAGCGCCGCGGCAGTTACCGCCGTTGATTACCTTGTGGTTGCAGGTGGCGGCGGAGGAGGTAGCGATAGAGGCGGAGGCGGCGGTGCAGGAGGTTTTAGAACTTCGACTGCTTTTAGTATTGGAAGCAGCTTTACCGTAACCGTAGGTGCAGGTGGTGCAGGCGGAGCAGGACAACCTGGCTTAGGCAGCGGCCAAAAAGGCACTAGCGGCAATACTTCAACCTTAAAAACTATCAACGCAAGCGGCGGCGGAGGCGGCGGTGCCTGTCAAGGTGGCAACCGAGACGGAATAAATGGTGGCTCTGGCGGCGGCGGTAGTCAATTTGCTGGCAACGGCACAGGCGGTACAGGTAACTCTGGAAGTTACTCACCAAGTGAAGGTTCTGCTGGCGGTAATGGTTCTGAAGCTCTGACTGCAGGCGGCGGAGGCGGTGGTGCTTCCGCAGTAGGTACAGCACCCGCAGCAACGGCAGGTGTAGGCGGTAATGGCACATCAAATAGTTATTCAGGCAGCGCAGTAACATACGCAGGCGGCGGCGGAGGCGGTGGCGGTGGCGGCGGTGGTCTTGCTGGTGGTGCTGGCGGGTCAGGCGGCGGTGGTGCTGGTACGGGTTCAGGTACCACGGCTACTAACGGTACAGCTAACAGAGGTGGCGGCGGTGGCGGCGGTGGTGCCACTAGCGGTGGTGGAAGCGGAACGGGTGGCACCGGGGGCTCAGGTATTGTAATTATTAGTTATCCAAGTACTTTTGCAGATTTAACTTCTATTGGTGGTGGCTTGACTTATGCTAAAACCACTAGCGGCGGCAACACAATTTACACATTTACTGCAGGAACAGGAACGGTAACGGTCTAATGGCACACTACGCGTTTTTAGATGATAATAATATCGTTACTGAGGTTATTACTGGCATAGATGAAACTGAACTAATAGAAGGTTTAGATACTGAAACTTGGTATGGAAATTACAGGGGCCAGGTATGCAAACGTACTAGCTACAACAACAAGATAAGATTTAACTACGCAGGTATTGGTTATACATATGATCCAATAGATGATGCTTTTATTGCCCCTATGCCAAATTGCCGGCATCAAGAATTATTATTAAATAACTTAAAGCGCTGGGAGTGTGCTAATGCAGAGCATATTGACCAGCTATAACGGTTGGCCTGCATCTAAAGACCAAGCAGAAATAGGCGTTAAGCCTTTTAAGGTTGAGGGCACAAGCCTAAAAATCCGCTGCGCCGAAAAGGTAGCGCCCTTGCTTATTAACTTTGCTAAAGAGTTTAACGAGTTAATAGAGCCAATAGAGGGCGGCACCTTTGACGATTGGGGCTACGCTTACAGAGACGTAAGAGGTGTGGTAGGCAAACTCAGTAACCACGCTAGCGGCACAGCTATAGACCTGAACGCAACTAAACACCCTTTAGGCAAGGTAGGCACGTTTGATGCAGCTAAGGTACCTATGATCCGTGCCCTGGCTAAAAAGTACGGGCTAACCTGGGGCGGGGATTGGACTAGAAAAGACGAGATGCACTTTGAGATAGCACTAAACCCTGAAAAGGTCAGGGCTTTAATTACTAAGTTAGGAATAGAAAATGCCAACTAGCGCACAGGTAACTATAACAACTGAGGCTAGCATTATTGCTGCTGCCAATTCTTATAAAACTATTCATTTACATAATTTAGGCGGCGGCGCTATTTATATTGGCGGGTCAAACGTAACTACAAGTAACGGGTACAAACTAGATAATGGCGATAAGCTAAGTATTGTTATTGGAGATTTAGAAGCACTTTATGGCGTTGCTGCTAGCGGTACTCATACCCTGGCAGTACTTAAACAAGTCAACTAAGGGGCATTTAGGAGCAATACAATGAAAGAGCAATTTAAGGCTGCGGCCTTGTCGTACCTACGTGCGGCGCTTGCCTGCGTGGGTGCGTTATACCTCAGCGGGATTACAGATCCTAAGGTATTAGCTAATGCTTTTGTAGCTGGACTTATTGGCCCAGTACTTAAAGCTATAGCACCTAATGAAAAGCAGCTTGGAATAGGCGCTAAGTAAGTGTCACAGGCCCAGGCATACATAGCCGTAGCTTTGGGGATTGCTACGCTTTCAGGGCTTATGGCTGGGCTTGTGCGGCACCTTGTTAAGTACTATCTATCTGAGCTACGCGATGACGGCAACGGCGGGCATAACCTTAAAGGTAGGGTGGAGCGTATAGAGCTGCGTGTAGATAAAATCTATGAGCTGTTGTTGGAGGACAGGCTTAGTAAGTAGGGCGTGTCGCGTTGCCTTTTGTCAGTAGGTAGGGTCATACTTTTACTACACACGCCGAGAGGGCTACTCGGATAAGTAGCTTATCGGCCTTAACAAAGGGCGAAAGATGAACAGTTTAGATCTAATAGTGGTGGGTATGGTTTGCCTGTTTATGGGCTTATTTATATGGGCAGCTTATGAAATGGGCTACAAAGTAGGCTTGGGTGAAGGTTACCTACGTGGCCGTAATATCGCTAAGGCGCTAAAAGAAGCTGAGGCCAAGCGATGAGTAATTTCTTAGAAGGCTACGAGGATGTCAACGCCAGGATTATTAGGGCGCGTTTAGAGTTCCCGACCTTGCGCCTTGTTGCATATATCGAGGATATAGACATAACAAAAGGTTATATTTTGGTTAAGGCTGAGGCCTACAAAGAGTACGAAGATCACCTACCAAGCGCTGTTGATTATGCTTTAGAAGTGCGTAGCGACAGAGGCGTAAACCTTCATTTTTGGGTAGAAAACTGTGTGACTTCCGCTTATGGAAGAGTTTTAGGCCTATTAACACCTGGCGGTATTGCTCGTAGTACAAAGCAGGATATGGAAAAGGTAGAGGCGCTTAGCTCTAAAGACGTAGCACCTGTGAGTGATGATCTATGGGCTACTACACCCGTAGCACAGACCATAGAGGCAGTTAAAAATGAGTTAGGTGGCATCTACCTGCAAAGCAAACCTGAGTGTAAGCACGGTGCCCGCGTATGGCGTACTGGCACAAGCGCTAAGACAGGGAAAGAGTGGGGCAATTACAGCTGCATAGAAAAGAGCAAGGCAAACCAATGTGACCCAGTTTGGTATATGCAGACATCTACAGGTTGGGCGCCCCAGGTATGAGCGACAGCTACGAGTTAATCAACCTAAAAGAGATGACAGGCAAACTCTTTGTTAACGGTGAGTTAGCAGCTGAGTACAAAGTTGAACAATGCGATAAATGCGCCCTGGTAGCACAGCTAGATAAGTTTGGCTACCAAAAAAACAGCTTTGAAAACATCATATGGTTTTGCAAAGGCTGCCGATGATAGACACAGAGCAAGAGCTATTTAACTACATTAAGGGCCGATACTTAGAGGATCTAACTAAGTCATCTGACCAGTATGAATACCACGATGCCACTAGCACCCTGTATAGGCTGCACATAGAGCTAAAATGCAGGCACACGCATTACGATAACCTGCTTATAGAGCAAGAAAAATATGATGCGCTAATGCAACAGGCCGAGCGCCTGGGCTTTACGCCTTTTTACGTTAATGCAACACCTAAGGGCATCTACGCCTTTAACCTGCGTAAGATAACGGTTAAGTGGTCAGTTAAAAGGCTGCCTGCTAAGACAGAGTTTGACTCTCAGGGCCAGGTTGATAAGACCGTGGCCCTTTTGCCTATCTCAGAGGCGGTGCAGCTATGAGTGAGTCAATACGCTTTGAGTGCCGTAGCTGTAAGAAAATAACAGAGCAGATAGAGCGCATAGTTACAGATAACCTGCCGCCTAACGTAAAGGTCTTACAATGCAAGGTATGTAGCAAAATGAGCGTTTGCCTCTTGGTTACTTATGCCGATGTATGAGTATGAGTGTATTAGCTGCTCAATACGCTTTGAGGTTCAGCGATCCATACACGATGTAAACATACCTAAATGCTGTGGCTTTGATATGCGCCGTATTTATGACCCAGTAGGTGCCATATTTAGGGGCACAGGTTGGGGCAAGGATGCTAAATAGTTATCCACAGGAGTTATCCACAGGCACTAATAACTGTGGAAACACGCCCAACGCTACGCTCAAAGTTGCAGCCTGTTTGACACGTACGTTAGCATCACAACTCGCTGGCGAGCCGCTGAGGCGGATAGCTCGCAGGCGTAGTTTGGTGCTTTTGGCCGTGCTATGTGTAATTGGGATCACGCCAGCAAAGGCTTACGATCCAAACGTAGAGAGCTATAAGTTATATTCTCATATGAAGCTGCTAGATGATAAGCAATATAGATGCCTAGTAGTGTTATGGCGTATGGAAAGCCAATGGTTACCTACAGCTAAAAATAAAAAGAGTAGCGCCTATGGCATACCACAACTGCTAAAGATGACAGAGCGCAACCCATATAAGCAGATAGACTTAGGCTTAAAGTATATTGCACATCGTTATGGCAATCCTTGTAAGGCTTTAGATCATCATAAGAAAGTAGGGCATTACTAATGGCTAATCGTGGTGACCCTAGACTAAAGCGGGCATACCGTGACGGGTTCCGCACCAAGATACTGCAGCGT